CCAGAATAAAATATCTGGGGAGTTGAAGAAGGTCCGAAAGGATTTTCAAAAACTCAAATCTCAGGTTGATTCTGTAAACCAGTCCACGAAGAACAATGCCACGACCCTCAAGGCATTTTCTGGGGAATTGGATAAGGCGAAGAAATCAGCCTCAGGACTGAAATCTGCCCTGTTCGCTTTGGGGGGTATCGCGTTATTTGTGGGGGCTATTCGGTCCATTGCCGAATTCGAGGCGTCTATGTCTCGGGTCAAGGCTGTTCTACGGGGGATTACAGAGGATGAATTCAAGGCCCTGAATGAGGAAGCCAGACGACTAGGGGCTACGACTGTATTCTCTGCCTCACAGGCCGCTAACGGGCTTGAGTTCTTGGCACGGGCAGGGTTCTCGGCTAACGAGGCCCTAGCGGCTCTTGAGGGGACCCTGAACCTAGCGGCTGCCGGGGGACTAGACCTAGGCGAGGCTGCCGATATTGCGTCAAATGTCCTGTCCGGGTTCGCCCTGTCTGCGGATAAGGCTAATAAGGTAGCTGACATCCTCGCCCTGACTGCGGCAAGCGCAAATACCAATGTGTCCCAGCTTGGCACGGCTATGGCCTATGTAGCTCCGATTGCTGCGGCTATGGGGGTTCCTATTGAAACGGCTGCCGCTGCCATTGGTAAGTTGTCTGATGCTGGTCTGCAAGGGTCCGTGGCGGGTACGGGCCTTCGCCGGGTACTGTCAACCCTGAACACCCCCAGCGCAAAGCTGACAAAGACCCTCAAGAAACTTGGTCTGGAATTCAAGGATGTGAAGGCCAACGGAGACAATCTAGCAGAGGTCATGGGCCTATTGAAGTCTCGTGGTCTGACGGCTGCGGATGCCCTTCAACTATTCGGTGATCGAGGTGCCCCGGCTGCCCTTGCAATGGGCAATGTTGCTGCGGAAATGCGGGTGCTGAATAACGAGCTTGCCAACGCGGAAGGTGCAGCGAAGGATATGGCAAAAACCATGTCCGATAATATCCTCGGGGCTTTCAAACAGTTCCAATCTGCCCTAGAGGAGACAATCCTACAAACCGGGGACGCTGGGCTAGGGGGTGCCATACGAGACCTGCTGGACACCCTAAGCGGGATGATCCGCGTATTGAACGGAACGCAAAACCCGCTGGATGACAATGCGCAGAGTTACCTTGAGGCCGCCAATGCAGCAAAGGCCCTAGGGTTCGCCATTGAGATCATCATAGGCACAAAGATAGCCGGATTCCTAACCAGCATGATCAGCCCCCTTGTAGGGCTTGGGCGGGCTTTCTTCGCGGCAGAGAAGGGGGCATTCAAGTTTTCATTTTCGTTGAAAGCTGTAGGTAAGGCTGCATTGACCGCCCTAGGTCCTGTGGGATGGATCGCGGCTATTGGGCTGGCCCTTTATGACTTCTACTCAAATGATGTCCCCAACACCCTAGAAGGGCTGCGGGATATGCAGAGGGAATTTGACGCACTTTCAAAATCAATCAAGGGGGCTACCGAGCAAAAGTTCAGGGTTGAATATGGTGTCGAGCTTGAGAAGCTGGGGGACCTTGAACTCAAGCTAAAGGACCTGAAACGACTAAAGAACGAGGCCCTGCGGTCCGGGGCACCTACGGATGGGTTTGCGGAATCAATCCGGGTCATAGAGGCCCAGATTGAGGAGCAGCGCAAAGTCACGGAGGTCTATGAAGCAGAAGCCAATCGCCGTGAGGAGATCACGAAGAATGAACTTGAGAAGCGGATCAAGGAGCGTACCCGCCTATCTACCGAGGCCGATCAAGAGGAATTGAAGTCGGCCAAGGCATACACGACGCTGATCAAACAGCGCGAGGTTCAACGCCTAGAATTCGAGAAGAAAGTTGCGAAGAATCGGGCGGAACTGCAAAAGGAAGAACTCAAACGACAGCTATCCAGTCAGGAAATATCCGTAGAGGAATACTATTTCCGATTGAACTTAATTGCACAGGAAGCCAGCAAAAAGGATCTTGAGGTACTGGACGCAAAGACCGCAAAGATCAAGGCCACCTATGCAGAAGAAGTGCAGCTTGCCAAGGATGCCGCCAAGCAACAACAGGATGCGGCGGGGGGTGACGAGTTCAAGAAAGAGGCCATCCAACGAGCCCTTGACGCAAAACTGCAAACCCTCCGCTACCAGAATGAAGTGGAGTTGAACCAACTGCGCCTGAATAAGGAGGCCATACGGATTGCCTTGGAAGTTGAGGATGCGAAGCTGGAAAATCAGGAAGTAGCGGACATCCAAAAGCGGGCAGAGAAAACCCGCCAAAAGGCACAAGAGGAATTCCAGAAGGAGTATGAGCAGATCATACAGCAAAAGGAGAGGCTGGCCGCTATCGCACAGGAGAACAACGAAGGGTCACAACTGACCTATTTCCTGAATGTGGAATTGCAGGGTATCAATGAGGAGACGGAAGCAAAGTTACAGGCCCTAAAGGCTAAGGTAGATGCGTTCAATGCCACGGTACAGGACCCCAACAACAAGATAGCGGTTGATGGGCTTGCACAGGCTTTGGTGGATGCCAACGAGAAGCTGTCCCCGTTTGAGAAACTGGTTAAGGAGCAATTGCCCGGTGCCGCATCCGGCCTGACGGACGCTTTCGAGCAGATCGGGGAAGGTACGAAGTCGGCACAAGAAGCATTCAGGGACTTCGCACGACAGTTCCTAGCCCAGATAGCACGGATGATAGCTCAAGCCTTGATCCTGAAATCGTTACAGGCGGCCTTTGGGTTTTCTGGGGGTGGGGCAGTTGGTGGCAAGGCCGCACAAGGCGGTTATTTTGCTTCTACCGGGGGATATATTTACCCGAAGCCCCCGCTTGTGCCGGGGTATGCGGAAGGTGGGTTCATCACGGGAAAAGGGACTTCGACTTCCGATTCTATTCCGGCAAGGCTATCCACGGGTGAGTATGTGATTCAGGCCGCAGCGGTAAAGCAGTATGGCTTGCCCTTTATTGAGGCCATCAATAGAATGGTCTTGCCGAAGTTCAGCGACAGGCTGCCCAAACTGCCTATTACTCGCCCGCGCAGAGCTTTCTTTGCATCGGGTGGTGAGGTTACACCCTCCGCTACGGTAGCCGGTAAGAATGTTGTCCTAGAAAACAAACAGCGAATCGTGAATGTTGTGGACAAGGACCTAGTAGAATCGTACTTGGATTCGAGACCCGGCGAGGAATTGCTGATCAATCTAATCTCAAGAAATGCCGACACCATCAAGGGGGTGCTTGGATAATGACCGCATTTGCAGTAAATCAAACCGCGAACAGCAATGCCGATTTGCTGGACAAGGTTCATACCTTCCTCACATCCAATGCGGACTTGGTTGCCGCCGGGGAGCACTGGGAGTCTCTGGAATATACCGCCGGGGATTATTTCATAGTCCGGGGAAAGGGGCTCGGAGGCACCGATAATATCTATATTGGGTGGAAGGTGGTCAACGATGCCGGGGCTGATGTGTATAACATCGAAGTCCGTGGGTTCGCTGGTTACTCGCCCGGATTGCCGTTTAACAGTCAGCCCGGAGTTTGCCCCCCGGCTTACTTGTGTTCGTATGACCAGCCGTTGACCTACTGGATCGTTGCCAATGGACGCAGATTCATCGTGGTTGAGAAAGTGTCAACGGTTTATCTGTCCGCGTACTGCGGCCTGTTTTATCCCTACGCGAGCCCAACAGAATACCCCTATCCGATGTATATAGGGGCCACCACCGCAATATCTAATGTTCGTTGGTCCAGTCAGGTGGATACGACCCATTGCGCCTGTCCCATGTATGAGAACGATGGCACAGGGTCCGGGTATTATCGGGATATAGGGGGTACTTGGCACCAGCTCAACAACAAGAGTAGTAGCACGAGCTACGGCACCATCGGGGCATACTCTTATGTGTATCCGTTTGTAAACAGTGCCACCAGACTCAGAACTTCTCTGCGGGATGATTATGATGGCAACCACACGATTCAGGAGGCTGTTATTGTCAACAAGGAAAGTGAATCAGCCCCATCCGGGTATGTCCGATTAGGGGGTTTTATGGAGGGTGAACTTGATGGTATCGGCCATGTTTCAGGATTCGGCCTTACCGCAGAATCTACCGTGAATGATGGTACGGATGATTGGGTGGCTTTCCATGATGTATTCCAGAATGCGATAGGGGATTACTACGCAGTGAGGCTTAAATAATGGCATATTTTACGGGGACGGCTACAAGTCTGACAGACCTACTAACCAAGGTTGTAGGCCATGTGAATGGGGTCAACGGGTGGACCGCGAGTTACGCTTCCAGCATAGGTACCTTTACCAAAAATGATGTTGGCTTTCATGTAGAGCGGGCGGATGTAACCACTGGGTACGACGCATTTCATTTGTCGGGGTGGACCACGGCAGGAGGCCCAAATAACTTGGATGCCGTGTCAGAGGTAACCTTGGCTGGTCAGGTTGGCAAGCCAAGGTGCTACCCCCTGCCCGAGGCCAATGCAATCCCCGGTTACCATGTTTTTGTGTCCCCGGATTATCAGGTTATTGTGGTCTTCCAAATCTATCCGGGGGTATGGAGACGGTTCCAGTTCGGGGTTATTTCCAAAGTAGGCACATGGAAAGGAGGGGCCTATATTGGATGCACTTATTCCAACAGCGAGAATTATCTTGGTGGGATATATGTTGGCAGGCAGGAGCAGCAATACGAATTGTTTGTGTCCAGTGGGGCCACGAATTCTTTTGCTATTACGACCCAAAGAGAAGATGGGTCGGTTAGATGGGCTTCATCCCAGACCCTAACCTATAACACAAGCTATTCGTACCCAGTACCTATAGGCCCGTATTATCCCTATTCCTATAGCACCTATCCGGGGTGGCATCCTCATGTAGCTATGTCGCCGCATCCGCAAACCGGAGAACGAATTATGCTGGCTTGGGAGATCGGTATTGTCCGCCCCAGCAATTACATGAGCCCGGCGGGTTATGTTCCCAATGTGCGGTTTGTGTCCACGAAAGGACTTAATGATGCTGAGGTGATCACCATCAATAGCGAAGATTGGATGGTGTTCCCCAATGCAGCAACCGGAGACCCGGCTGATACGAGTCTGCAATACAATACCGGGTACAACGGGATAGCCATCAAGAAGATTCCATAATGCTATTCGCCGGGAATGAAAATTATTATGTGCCGTATCCGTCTTCGACGGTCATGCCCAATAAAACGGCCAGTGTGTTCAGTCCAACATCGGAGGGTGATTGGCCCGCTGGCGGGTGGACCATGTTTCGGTGGTATGGGGCACCCACATTCCTAGCAGTCATACCAACCGCAACTGTAACCAGTCAGTCCGGGTATATTGCGGACTGGTTCGGGAGCTTCTACTTTGCTGGACTCCACTTCACTCGTGAGAGGTTTGATTTTGGGGTTATTCCAGAAACCGAATATCAGGATTTGCGGGTGTGGAATGCCCACAGGGAGGTAGAGGGTCCGATCACAATTACGCAAGCTACAGACCCGGTAGATACGAGCATCAGCGTAGCCCATCCGGGAGCGTATCCGTTTGTAGTGGCTGCATTCGAGGAGGTCACCTATACCGTAACGGTAGACAAGAACGGATACCCGAATGTAAAGGATGAATTGGTCCTTGAGTTTGATGTAACCCCTTTGACCAAATCATTCCCCATCGTTGGTATACGGGTTGTGCCGTTCAAGTTCCCTCCGAACTGGGATGATCCGGTTGATCATGTTTACAGATGGGAGACGGTGATAAACCAGTCTGATACCGCCTTGGAGCAGCGGATGGAGCTAATTCCTTATCCGAAGGAGGAGTTCGCGTATCAGCTAAAGGTTTCCGGCACTGAGGCCATGTCGCTGTATAACTACATCAACGCATGGGTAAACAAGCCGTTCGCTGTTCCCATGTGGGATGAGTGCTTGGAAGTAGAATCTCTTGTGGCGGCTAATAGTGCCGTGATACCCATCAAGGACACCACCAGATCAACTATAGCATTCCGCAGCCTGATTTATTCACCGGCAACCGGGAAGATTCACACGATAAGTTCGAGTTCTTTGTCCCCCATCCAGACTCAGGAGACGATAGTCGTGGTGCCAAATATGAATGAATGGTTTGAATATACCAAGCCGGGTGCCCCATTCATTGACTTCAATTTTTCCGGGAGCCTGTATACGAACCAGTATTATGCTTATATCTATGACAAGTC